ATTTGATACGCTCGGGAACACTGACATACTTACGAAATGTCAGTCAATCATGTCGAAGTCGTTGCACCTAACGACCTCGTCGAACCGCGAAACCAAGTGGTTCCACTTATGGTAGGACAGTGTCCCTCCACTCCACAGCCGTGTGCAGCTGTTGTGGTTTGTAAGCCTTCGCTGAGTGCTAGCGATAAGGCTTACGTACGACGTTGTGTTGATGTCGTTATTGGTATTTGTTGTCTGTTTGGGTTTGATGACACGGGTTATTCTAGGAAGGGCACCTACGAGCATTGGTTCGCGTGCGCCTTGGCTTTTGGTGACTGTATGAAGTTTGTCAAATACAAGTGTTCTGCATTCTATGCTTTTCACGTTGTTTCTGTCGAACCTCAGGAGTTGCCCCCAGCCCCTTCCCTGAAAGGTTTGGACAACCCCGGTTGCATTTTGTCTGGTCGTGGCTATTCTTGGCTTCGGGTTCTCAAGAGAACACCTGAGGCTTGGGAGTCCTTTCTTTGTAGCATTTTAGCCGCGAAGAAGGGTATGCCTCGACCTGATAGAGAAGCTCTGCGCAAGGCTGAGCTCTCTGCTTTCCGGAAGTTGACTACTCCTCGTGTCTCGACTGAGCATTTCTGGCTACGGAATTGGTCCGACGATTCTTGGAACACGTCCGGTCCGACCCCTGAGTACTTTGTGGCGAAATCCACATTGTCCTCAGAGATCGAACGTACGCTTGCCGAAGTTTTCGAAGGTCTCACTTTTGATGAAGATCTCGAGTTGGAGTCCCGCCCTCGCTTTCCTTCGACCTCTGCGAATTATATCAATTCGCGTGGTCGCGGTGGTGCTGTTGGTTCTCTACTCGATCATCCCGGAATCTTCCGAGATGATGGTGATCTCAAAGGTGTTTCCGCAGAAGATAAGCTCATTGAAATACAGATTAGATCGGTGGGAGGCAGGCGTTGGATGATGGAGAAACTTTTCCATGTCGACGCATCTGCCCTACAATGGAGATATGCTCAGTACACTTCGCGATTGCTCGCGAACGCGAGGCAGGAGGAGGCGGTTGCCGTCCCTCTTGCCTTGGCAGAAGCTCTTAAGACTCGTGTTATTACTAAAGGTCCGCCTCTTCTCATGACTCTGTTGAAGCCATTTCAACAGTTTTGTCGTAAGAATCTTAGTAAACACCCTGTCTTTAATTTGACTGGTAAAACAATCGATGCTGAATACATTCAGTCTCGTTTGGGAAGAAAGTTAGGCCCTAACCAACGTTATCTCTCGGTTGACTACTCGGATGCTACGAATGAAATTCATTCCTGGTGTTCCGAAGTGGCCGCTCGTAAGATTTGCGAGGTTCTTGGCTGCACCTATGATTTTGAACAGATGTTGCTTCGCGCCCTCACCGGCCATACTCTTGAGTATGGTGATGAGAGGCTACCACAACAGACTGGACAACTCATGGGTTCAGTGGTTTCCTTTATCTTCCTTTGTTTAGTCAATGCAGCTATTTGCCGTTGGTCACTTGAACTTGACCGCGATAAGTGCTTGTTACTGAGAGATTGTCCACTTGCTATTAACGGTGATGATGCCGTTATGCGAATTACGGAGTTTGGAAAGAACTCTTGGGAAAAGATTGCCAAGGTTGCGGGGATGTCCCCCAGCATTGGTAAAGTCTATTTCTCGAGTTCTTTTCTGAACATGAATTCTGCAACTTTCCGTCGTGTTGACGACGCGTACCCGGTGTGCGATCTGAG